GATAAGATGGACTTTACAACATCTGTGAGTCTTCGGTCTACACAAATGTCATCGCCGTATACAGCTAGCGGCTGGTAATCGGTACGCGAGTACTGGGGTTCCTTCATAAAAGAAGAAACAATCTCAAGTACTTTGCGATCCGTTAACCAGTCGACGAAACTAGCTGATCCGGTATACGACTCGTAGGCTCTAAGGCACGCAGCATATATACAAGCCGAGGCAAAAATGATACATTGCGTCGGAAAGCATAACGCCGACCCCATAGGTGCAAACTTCTCTAAACTCTTCTCAGAGTTATCGGGGAGTATGGCCTTGTCGGATCTGGTAACCAGCATTGGAATCAGCCAGGATGAAGGAAAGATGGCCTTCACTAGGCGGACCGACACTGAATCACTTGCGGCAGAGAGGTCTAGAGTATCAATCTCACTGGTATAAGAACCATAGAGACTGAGCTCACGATTTCTGCTCTGGTCAGCTATGTCTATAAAAGACGATAGTGACGATTGCCCTATTAGTCTAACGAACTCTCTGAGGACTCCCTGCTGAAAGAACATTAGAGTATTCGGTTCCATGCAAATGGAACGGGATACTTTTAGGTTCTTAGGCACGAATCTCAAGCGAGCAGTTCGCGAACTAGAGCCTCTATCAGGGGACCAGACGGTCGGATCAGGGATGATCCGTTGAACATCTAGCCCGTACTCACCACCATAGCCATACATACCTATATGACCACGGAAGATGAAGCGATCGATGAGGGGATCAAAGCGGAAGCTTCGCAGCTTACCCAACCTCCCCCTGACTCCACGCTCTTGGACAGAGCCTGGACCAAATTTTGGTCTCAAGTCTGTAAAGCGGAACGTCGGAAGTACAGCGCCTAGGATCTTCTTCATAGAAGATATGTCGGTGACGTCGTACTCATGACCGCTTAGCCTTTCCTCTATCCCAAGCCAGTCGCGTAAGGCGACCGAATTGAAGGAATCATCCACGAACTCCAACTTCTTTCCGAAGTTAAGGAACGTATAGATGTAATCCAACAACTTGGGATCTCCAGTCTTGAAATAACGACAGTATTCGAAGAACACAGGTGTGTCTCGAAAATCGTCGATCCAGTCTCCTATTGAGGAGCCTGAGCCCATGAGAGTATGGTTAGAAACCAACTTATGAGCTAGATCGGAGTATCCGAGAACTAAAGCCTTAATACCCTTATCTTGCATCCTAGAAAGGAAGCGAGTGTAGAGCTTGTAGGGCTTGTTACCCGGATCGAGTGGACTATCTGATAGGAGTGAGAGCCAAGACGCGATAAACAACGCCAAAACGGCACTGTTTTCGGCAGACTGCTCACCCAACGTTTTGCAAAAGTCATAGTCGATGACAAGTCGACGACGACCGTCCGAGGTCCTGAGAAGGACCTCGTGCTTCACCTAGGCGACCTGAGCTACCCCAAAAAGGAGCTTAGCAAGCCACGAGGTGGAACGAACTTTGGTCGTCACAGATGGATAGCTGAAGCTGTACGAGCCCGCAAGGGCGTTGTCCAGGTCAGCAACCTCGATTGTATAATCGGCGGGAGCGACGATCGACACGTTAACCTGTAAAGGTTTGCGTGTTACGATGCCGCTAACGCTATCTGTGACGGATGCCCACGTG